TATATATGTATATATATATATAAATTTATATATTAAGATATAAGAACAATCGGTGTACAAACAAAACAGCTCAAACTGTAATCTTCATGCGCGCTACAACCAATTGTATAACCAGTTTCTGCTGGACTATTACAACTCAATTTATAGTACATGTCAAATTCGCTTCTCCCAGTTTGTCTACCTGGATTAAATCTATATCTACTATACCAAGGGATTATGATCTCAAATATACCAGTAAATGCATTGATATCTAATTCATAACCCATAGATAGATTGGGGACGGTAAGAGTGGTGGCTGTATTAAAATTTTCTGTCGCAGTCGTTTGGAAAACTTCAGTTGGCAATCTTTGGTAACTAAACACTAAATCAGAATTTGCGTGTCTAGTTAGTGGTACAATCGAATGTAAATAAGAACCTCTCTTACCTAAATAGGCTCTTTCCACCCAAGCAAATAAGCTCGTTATGGGTGTTACATCATAATTAACATCACTAATTGTTTCTTGTTTATCAGGTCCAGAACATATAACAATAGACGATCTACCTGCTAATTTCTTTCTATGTTTAGCGATGGCATGTGTTCTTTTAAGTACTGTTCTCCAACTAGCTATTTGTTCGCCAAAGAAAACTTTATTAGCTTCGCTATCCATAGTAGCACCACAATCCATAGTCATATTCTCTATGACACCAGCTCCTCCATTAGAATTTGCCTGTTCAATACCTTGTGGGCCAAATTCTGAGAAATAAGTCAAACCTCCACCATAGAAAGTACCTCCTAAAGGTGTCACAGTTAATGTATCACTAGTTATATTAGGAATATGTATCCACTTAGCAGTCGTGCTAGCCGGTGGTACAGTTCCAGGGTATGTACCGTTGTATGAAATACCGTTGATTACACACGGTGAGTAAATGACCATACTAACCATAGTTCCTAATTTAACACCTTGTAATTTGATAGTAAACGGAGCACCTCCAGAAACATTATATTGAAACAAACCATTGCTACCAGCTCTCGTTCCAACTATTTGTCGTACCTCATCACCTGATTTGAAAGTCTTAGTAAGACTAGAGGGGAGTTGATTAGTAATGCTCTTCACCCATAATCGTGATCCGACAGTATTAGTGGTTACTATAGATACTTTCTGCCAACCAGTTCCACCACCAGGCGTCTGGAATTGTACTATACCCGTCCCTCCAATATTATTAGCTGGGAAATTGATCGTGTTAGTAACTCCATT